TCATTCGACGTGATCCATTCGTAATACTTTGCCTCGGCGCTTTGATAGCTGGCAACCATGACAGATCTGTTGAACCTCGAGAACTGATCACGCGCGAAAAAACGAGCCCTTCCTCCCGCCGTCTCTTTCATCTTCTCCACTATATCGGCAACGTCTATCTCTTTAGACTCTCCCTCGGCCCACGCCGTGAGTCGCTCAAGAAACGATCTCTTCAGATCATCCTCTTCGCCTTCCATTCGCTTTACAGCGTCGTTAAGGTACAGCTCGCGGATGTACTGGATCCGCTGTCCGAATACCTCCTGAGAAGGCAAAGACATAGACATAAGACGGTCCCTGAGTGTAGCCGTTCCGTTGTCTATCAAGTCCGAAATGATTCTCCGCGTCTCGGAAGTAAGCTGCGCGTTTAGCCTTGCTCGAAGTCGATCCGCATCTATCCCGCGCTCGCCTATCAGCTCTTGGAGTCTGTGAAGGACAGCATACGGACCCTGGTCAGCGTGAATACCAAGGTCTTTAAACATCGCTTCATATTCCGCCGTGAGCGTTCGCGCCATCAGGTCTTCCCTACGGAGCGACGGCTGAGGAACTTTGCGTGATCGGAATAGATCGCGTCCTGTCAATTCTTCGCCTCAGCTATGTAGCCCATGAGCGCTTCTGAAATGTTGCCCGCGCTCAATACCGACGCCAGAGCTGGCGTGGATTGTTTCTGACCGATCAACTTCTCCACCAGTCCACCAGTCTGCAACACCTTCGCGTAATCAGGGGGGGCCATACTCTCAGGTATCGCGGTCAGCCTCGCCATTACATCGTCTGGTATCTCCACGTCCTCGAAGAATTCCAGCGTGATCTTCAGCGCCGCGTCAACGGGAATGTCAGAGGCGACAAGCTTCTGCATCATGTCGGCAAATTTACCTCCGCTCTCTGCCTTCTCCTTATTGCTCTGGACGCTCGGCGGGTTGAACGATAGTGCAAGGCTGTTCAGTTTCTTCACGCCGTCGGGGTTATCGAAGTAGTCTGGTCCGAAACATGAGTAGGCGAGCATTCGGCAGAGATTGCGATACTGCGGACGGACCGTAATTGCGATCTTGATTATGGACTCAGCCTGCTTGAGTAGAACATCAGCTTCGTTCGAATCGGCAAGCCCCTTCGGTTGCTCTGCGAATATCACACTCGACGGAATCCCGCTCCGAGCTCCGATATCGGTTTGAACGAGACGGACCAGGGCGTCCACGTTCTCGAAATGCCGCTCTACCGTCTTAACTTCCCCAGCGCTCGAGATAGTGACGGGGTGAGTCATGCTCCACGCTCTCATGACTTCATCGTTGTGCTTGAACATCCATTCTGACGCATCCTGGCCGTTCTGCGCCATGAGTCCGTCCACGGGGATTTGATGGAATAGCAGACTCATCTGCTGGAATACGATTGTCAAAGATGCCATCATGATTTGATAGGACAGCACCGAAGGTATGTACCCCTCGAAATCAGAAACTCCCCATCCGATCTGAGACAGCATACCCCAGTATGGGAGCATCTTTGGCCGAATGACCGCGCTGCGCTCTGTCGCCACCTTCACCCCGCCTATGGGTATGTAGTAATGCGACGGCATTAGATAGTCGCGCGCTGTCACGTTCCAGTTTGGCACGATTACGCAATTCCATCGGTCGGTCGTAACGAAATGGTCTATGCAGTCTTTCGTTATGTATCCGCCTTTAAGCAGGTCGGCTTGACTCAATTCCAGGGAATGGACCGTATCCTGTTTCAGCCTCGGATACGAAACGGCTCCTCCGTAGATATTTCCATCCCTCAGCGAATCGGACAGCGCGATACCGAACCCGATCTTTTCACCATAGTCGTGCATTTCTTTGAACTCGTCGGGCTCCCATACGTCGCCATCGAACGTGTACCCGTTGAGCAGCGGACCCTTCGACTTCTTGTCTATGATAACGGCAGGTATTCCACCGCTGGCATAGTACGCGGTAGCCTGCTGAGGACTCATGCTCACTGGAATGTAAGCATAGTTGTACATACCCGGATCGTCTGCGCTGCCTATGCCGTTGACTGGATTCCAGAATCCGTCATGCACACGCTTCGTGAAATCGTCGATTGATTGGAACGAATCGCCAACCGTGGCACGCCTTGCGAGTGTTTCATCATACATTATGGTCTTGATCGAATTGATGTCTTCGAGAGAGTGACGCGCTTCTTCCTCTTCAGAGTCAGCGACTACATGGTCAGGATTCGGTCGGCTCGCGTTGATGATCTGGTAGACTTGCCGAATCCATTTCTCGCTGGCCTTCTTTTCCAGTGTCAGAAAGCTTTCCATCTTCCCCTCCCGTTGAAATCAGCGCCTTCAGCTTGGCGATTTCCGCTTCGGTCGGTTGCGGATACATGCCGCGCAGTTCATCGTTCACCTTGTCAATTATTGACGTGTATTCTTCTTTCAGTCCATGGCGCGTAATGACTTGCTCGGCTGCCAGCACGTAAACCTGCAGATTGAGAATAGTTGTCACGGCCAGATCCGCGCGAGTCTGCATTTCAACTTCGGTGAGCTTGATTCCGTCAGCATACTTGTGTCCGCCCACGGCCATCATGCACCGCATCCCGAATCGGAGACCGTCTTGCATCCCCTTCACCTTGACGGCCGCAAGAGGTTCGAGCTTGGACAAAAACAACTCATGCCACGCGCGTTTGATCCACGGCTCTTGCCGAACCTTTGATCGCATCATCTGCTCGGCGAGTATGCGCTGAGCCTCTTTGTGAATCAGGTCTTGAATCTCAGGGGAAACTTCTTTCGGTGTCTCGCTCTTCTTTTCTTCCATGACTCTCTCCTTATGCTATTTCCCTATCAGTTATATTCTTACGCCCTACACGGCTACTTGTCCATAGGTCTATATACTCCTGATCGCGGGAGACGATGCGCCAAACATCATACTCAAGGCTATCGCATCGGTGGTCTGGAGCGGTCGGACCCTTCCCCTTCTCGGGATCGCCTTTGTCGTTAAATTGTCTCAGTTTCAGCGCCATAGACAGCGGTCCGCAGTTAGGGAATAGGTACAGCAGTTGCGCTTCGAACAGGTGATTCACGAAGAAGATTCGGTCAACCACGCTCGGGTTTATCGTTCCCATGCGGATCTGGATATCGTAGTTTCGGAACTCTTTCGCTATTCCAGTTACAATCTCTGGCGCGGTCGCATCTGGATACCACTCGATTTGATTATTAGGGAAGTCTGTGCGAATCATCTTCGCAGCGTGTCCTATCTCATGGAACTCCCAGAGCTTGCACACATACAACTTTCCCTCTCGCTTCACGATCGCCGTACCGTCTGAATAGCCAAAGTTGAAGTCCTGCCCTACGCGAATAAGATCGTTCGGCTCGATTGCGAACGGATACTCTGTAAGCCTGTTCTTGCTTTCATCGTATCCGTAGTACACGCGCCCCGTAGTCAGATTGCGGAACTGCCCTTCAAGAAACACTTCCCTCTCTGTGGGAGTGTATATGCGCTTCATTCTTTCAAGCCATTTCAGATCGGTTGTTTTATTGTCCTCGCTTCGCGCGTGAATGATGTAGTACGGCTCTCCGCGTTCTTTGATCTCTTCGATAATCTGGTAGGTTCCTCTGTATCCTTGCGCCGTTGTTAGAAAAGCTGACCATGACCCACGCGCGGGAAGTTGCTTTGTAGCTGGTAACGGTGCTCGGGTGCGCTCCTGGATTGCCGTGTACGCGGCAAGTGCTTTCTCTTGCGTTGACTCGTCCAACTCGTCACCTAAGAAGATGTTGAAGTGATATGCATAGATCAATTGCGGCTGATCAAAGGCAAGTACGACAAACTCGGTTGTCCCTATCGTTAGAATATGCTCGCTCCCGTTGTATTGATAATCAACGCCAGCCTGCTGCAGTAAAGCGAACACATCATAAAGTAGGGTTTTCTGCGCCAGGGTTATCGTGGTACTTCCGATGCCAACGCGGATGTAATACCCATCATACTCAGCGGCAAGCATAAGGATCATCAGCGCTATGGTGAATGACTTCCCCGCGTTGTATCCCGCGATCATGAAAAAGAACTCTATAGACGGGTAATCATAGGGCGCGTTCAACAGAGCTCCCTGGTGATCGTAGGTCTCTATCGTCAACGGCTCGGCGTTCATTCTTTCTTGTCTGTCTCCGTAGGATCGGTGCGCTCTGTCTTCACTTCTACGGTCTCAGGTTTTGGAGAAACGCGATTGATCGTAATTGCTACCTTACCCGTTCCATCGCCTACGTTCTTTATTGCTTGCACTGGCAACCCATCGATTCTATTTTCTATAGAGTCCATGGCACGTTGTGTAGCATTCAGATTCAGTCTACCCTTCATAGCAATCGCCATACGACGCGCGGCTATCTGTTCCTTTCCAGTCAACATTCTAACTTCACCGTTGATCTTTACGGGTTCCGTCATCAGTTTTGATATTGATTCATAAGCAGCTTTGAATGTAGTCGTTCCAAGCGGTCTTCCCCTCGGATTTCCCGATTCTCCTGGTTTGAATCGGTGCTGTCCGCCTTTTTTCGCTGTTTCTCTCTTGTTTTCTTGACCTTTTGGAGATTTCTTACCTTTAGAA